TCACAATGGTGTTGCCTTTGCCTTGAACGCTGAGTATGTGAGAAAATTTGTGACCGGTTGCGCTTTTGTGGGGGGTGTGACTGCAAACATTTTCACATGCCTCATGTGGAGAGTGATGACTCAGACCTGTGATCAGTCAGGCACAGCCTTGGCATACCTTTTACGTTCCTACAATACGTGGAAGAAGAAGCAAAGACGGGGGAAAGGTACACTTTGGGAGTGTGTGGAATGTTGTCCCTGGGTTAGCATTCAGCCCCAGGAAGATGACAGGACATATGTTCTTGAAGCGAGAATTCCCAAACATGCCAACGCCGGTGAGCAGAAAACAGTTTGGTTTGTGTTGAACAACGAGCCAGACTGTGAAGGGAAAAAGAAAGGGAAAAATAAAGGTGGGTGGTCCATGAGATCCGCAAGGCACAGGATCAATGGAACTAGACAGCTTCACAGATTTCAGGACATTTATGACGATGCCCAAATTGAATTTGTGAATGAAGAAGACCATATGGTAAGAATGACAAAGGCAGAGTTTCAGTCGTGGTGGGATGACCACGCATCTGAGTATGACTGTCGAATGGACATAATTATCAATGGTTCTGATTACTGTCTTGACCTTGGTGGTGAGGAGTCTAGGCCCGCTGGGACTGGGAAACTTACTGCTGAGGCTCCTGCCTCGCCGTCTAAGATTGTTAAACCGTCCAAACGGGAAGGGATAAAGCTGAATGAAAAGTTTAGCAATTCTGACTCCGGGAAAGAATCAGCTGTTGGTGGCAGTATGATTGACGGCAGCAACTACATTATTGTCACAGTTCACAGGCTCGATGGTAGCTTTGTGGGTAATGGTTTTGTTCATGCCAATACCATTATCTTGTTGAGGCATTACTTCGATGATGATGCAACGTTACTTCTGAATGTGCCAGCTGGTGGTGGCACTGGCAAGAGTATCGGCTCTTGGCAAATCACACTTAACGAGTGTGTTCAATCAGATTTCGTTGACGAATTTCTGTACATTTCCAAGAGGAACCTTTCTGGGCTGCATTGTCCGTCGACAAAGAAGGGCTTCATTTGTGATGCAACTGAAGTCACGGCAGACTCTTGCTCAGGGGTAATTCTTGGTTACAAGTGCGGAATTGACGGTACCCCTACGAGGTATATCTCCCCTGGTGACATAGTGTGCCCTGTACACGACTATATTGATGTCAGCGATGCGCGTGGTGATCACTGCTGTGACACAGAACGTGGTTGTTGCGGCAGTGTTGTTGTGTGGGCTCAAGATGGCAAACATTCAGCCATTGGGCTACATTGCTATGGAGGTAGCACTGGTAGTAATGCCAGTAGGAATCCCAATGGCTACATACCTTTTGGACCAAAGGTTCTTTCTGAAATCAGGGCTTTAAACTAGAATCGGCGCTGCCAACAACGGCTTGCAGTGTCGAAAAGGTTGAGCCCGTCATCTTGTCATATTATCGTAATAATGATATCATCGATTACAAGTGGACCCCACGGAATAGTACGAAATACGTTCGTGCTGAGCATCTCGCGTGCTGTGGCACCATTCCAATGCATCCTAATCTTAAGCCTTCGCGTGGTAGTGATGTGTCTGGGATGGCAGCATGTGGTGTGACTTTGGCTGATTTTCAGTATCATAATGCTGAACCCTATATAGGAGCGTCTTTCGTTGGAACACTTAAGTACAACAAGCCTAATGTTGTGCTTGAGTGTAACATCGCTAGATCACTTCTTGTTGGTGGGAAATGGTGCGAAAGGCATTTCCATAAGGCCTATTCCGGTGTGGAGCTCAAGCCGCTTGACGAGTGTATTAATCGCCTAGATGTTTCAACATCACCTGGTCTACCTTGGACTAGTATGGGGTTTACAACTAAGGACGAGATGCATTCAATTAGAGGATTTCATGATTATGTGACATACTCGAATGATTTACTGACAATGGAAAATCCGACCTGTATTTTCACTTCTGCTATGAAAGAGGAATTGCGTGATAAGGATAAGCTTGCGGCAGGCAAGATACGTCAAATAAATGGTGCACCGACACATTTTGTGGCGAATCTGAACACGTACCGACTTGGTTTTTCCGACGCCCTTGTGGCTTCTCATACAGTCACAAGTTCAGCGGTTGGAATGACGCACGTTCATGGCGG